CATTGAATGGACGTAAGAATAATCGTCAAATAATTTGTATTCTGATGAATCGGTTGCATCTTTTAAAGCTTCCTTATCTATTACTTCAGAATCTTTTAACCTCTCAATTAATTCAGATACCATTTCATTGTACTCTTCCTGGTCTTCCGGTACGTTAATTAAATTTATAAGACCATTTTTACTTATTCTGATAGATGTCTTATTATCAGATTTTTGATAAGATATTATAACATTATTCAAAAATTGTGTTGTTGAAGTTTTAGCTGCTAATTTTTTAGGACCTCTCTTTTTAAAAACACCACCTGAATCAAAAGAAATCTCTGTCAAAATATTTTCATTCTCTTCATTTAAAATTTCATCTGGAGAAATTTCATCGTCTAATAATAAAACTTTTTCATTAAGTTCTTCCTGTGATATGGTTCCTCCATTGATTTTATCTTTGGTGTCATCTAGGTATCCGCTGTAACTTGGAACTAGAATGTAATCTTTTAATCCTTTCACTGTAAGCATCAAACTTTCTGGTAAAGGTGTATCGCAATCTTCTCTATGATCGTCTGGGCCTACAGCATCGCAAACACTACAATACAGTCCTCTTTGTATGGGACCTATTGGTGGTCGGTTATAATTGTCATTAATTGTTTCGTCGCCCAAGAATTTTTTTTGAGATAAACTTAGACTGTAGAAACCTTCTTCATCTTCATCTAAGGGAAAATCAGTTTTTAATTTGTCAATGTCTACAATTTCTTCAGGTGTATCAAATTTATTGATAAAAACGTTAATACCATTGATTTTAATCTCGGATGACATTTAATATATATAAAACATTATTTATTTGGGAGTTAAAATAGATATAAAAAATGTATTTATAATGTAATAATACAATGTCGACTAAAGAAATAGACAATTTTAATAAACTTTTCGAGGAATTTCTGGAAAAAATAATATCAAAGTTTCCGTATGCCAGACTTAAGACTTATTATCGAGGTTTTAAGATTTTAAAAACAACGTCGCCAGCGACTCCTGCTAATTTATTTATGGCGGGCTGTGTAGATTATAAAGCTCAGATAAAACAAAGAGATGACGCTTTTTTCTTAAAAGATAAAAATGTAAACGAGAAGGCTAAAAATTTTGGTAATTTTACAGAAGATTGTGGACTTGATACGTACTGGAATGAGCTTACATCAACTACAAAGAAAGCCATATGGGACTACATCCAGTCTCTTTTTGTACTTGGAGAAATAATCGTAAACAAAGATAAGACTTTATTTGATAAGTATAATAACATGTACGCGTCTGATTATAAGTCCGAAATTAATAATTTACATACGGAAAATTTTTCTGTAGAATTCCTGGAGAAAATAAAATAATTATGTAATATTAAATGACATCTTATTGGTTAAGTAACTTTTGCTCTTTGTTTTCATCGGTTAATATTATCCCTTTTACATCCGACGACAAAAATTATCAATACAATTCCCTAACTAGACTTATAATTTTAGTAACGGTATTAGGTTACATTTACACACAGGACACAAATGTTATATATTCAGGTCTAGTTTCACTAACATTATCTGTTGTATTTTACTTTCTCACATTTAATACACCTGGCGTAGAAAATTCAATTGAAAATTACAAATTAGAAAATAAAACTCCAGCAGACAAAATAGCCATATCTGACGAATTACAAAATCAAATGAACCAAGTATCACTAGATTATACTCCTCCAGATACTGATGACCAACGCAAACACATCTATTTTCTAGACGGAGATCATTCTAAATCAAAAATTACAAAAGAAACCATTGATACTTCTGAATTTTTACCCTCTGGTCCAAGAGTTATAAATTCTATTACAAAAAATATATCAAAACTAAATAGAAATATTTAAATTAAAATTTATTATATCATATTATATAATAATGGAATATACAGGAGAGACCGCCAAATCCAAAATCATAGACTACAATTCGGAAGGTAGATATAATCAACAAATTGATTACGCGGTGTTACATTCTGCTAAGGTAGAAGATAGAGCTGTAAAGGCTCTTGTTAAATACAATAAAGAACAGATAGAAGGTAAAGCAATGACTAAAAAGTTAAAACCTGTTGTTGTAAGAACTAGAAATAAGGCTATAGATCTTGCTTCGGCGCCAGCTGGTATGAATGAAAGATATACCGAGAAATTGGTGTCTTATAACAACAGGCATTATATGTTATACGATACTGAAAATATTAACTCTGGTGACAAAGATTACGAATTCACACTTACTGATTATACTAAAAATACGACTAAAGATGTACCTTTTACAAGATCGTTAAATTATCAAAATTTAGATGAAACAATTGGTAGCTCAAAAATACTTAATAAGGATGTAATCACCAACTCAGGTAGACTAAGTAGAACAAATAAAACATTAAATTAAACAGGTATAAAAAAATTAAATATATACATTAAATAAAACACTTTAAATGTATATGTCTTCAAATATAGGTTCTGTAGCCTATTCTTCAAGAGAAGGTATATTTAGTGTACCGGAGGGACAGCGTATTTATTATTTTCAACCTGTACAGATTGATATGGACACGGACGAGGATATCATACATCCTTTGTTATTAGCACTTACACACAGTTTTATCATAGGAGAAGACATTGGCAATACGTCTAGTGAAGAAATTAAAAAAACATTGACCGAAGATCAATTTAATTCATTAAATTTTAATCAAGATCTTTCAAATTGTTGTATTTGTATGGAAAATAAAAAACTAAATGTACAATTGAAATGTAATCATACATTTTGTAAAACATGTATTAAAAAATGGCTTACAGAAAAATCAAATACGTGTCCAACATGTAGAACTGAGGTTTAATTAAATATCTTAAATTTAATATTGTAATTTAAAATATTTAATTAATAATAATTATGAATACATTAACTACAGCGATAATAGTGTTATCTTTGCTTGGTTTATATATTAATTTGTATGGTAGATCTAATCTTTCTGATCCTGAACTTATGAATTCATCCTGGATGTCTAAGATGTTTACAAAGGAAAATAATGAAAACTCAAAACTTTCCAGTGAAGTAGAAAAAATAATTGAAGATCTTAAATTAGATCCCGAACTTGTAAATTCAGCAAAAGACATTCCTTCTGAAGAAATAGATCGTTTAGTTAAGAGCGCTGAAGAAGAGAACATTCTGATGTCGGTACCCAAAATGTATAATGAACTTGGAGAAAAAACAAGTGAAATGAAAGACCCTAGAATTTTAAATCTAGGTAAAAATATAAAGGGGGGTTCATCTACTAGAGCATATGGCTGGGTCCGTCCATCTACAGTAGATAAGGTAGACGCTAACGGTAACATTTCTAAAGAAGACATTTCTTATAAAAATAATTTTCCTTATAAAACTTCTGAATTAAGAATGAAATCAGGTGATTCTAAGTCATTAGAAAGCACTAATGAATTAACAACAACTAGAAGATACAAACAGGATGCGCAGGTAGGTACATTAATATTACCAGAAGACACTTCTGCATTTGACATTAGCAATACATACACTGAGAGAGCAACCAGTATTTATAAAACTAGAATAGGATATGAAAATAAAATTTTACCTGACGTAAGGGAAATAAATTCTGGTTTATTAAAAGAAAGAGACAATATGAAGTTTAATTCTATTGATGAGATGTCTAGAGATATTGAAATTAAGACAAGACCTAATTTGGTAGGATTTAAAGACAGGGTTGAGCATATGAAAACACATGAAAGATTGTATCCTCTCGATAAGGTAGACGCAGATATGAAAAATATATCTCGTAATTACAATCTAAAATAAAATATTTACTAAAATGTAAATCACAATGAATATTACTGACCGTAATGTTGGTAAATTTAACAAAGAACTGCAAGTTGTAGCAAATGATATCAATGCTCGGGTAAACTTACCAAAGAAAGATCCTAAAACAATTAGAACATTAAATAGAGTTCCACCACAAAAAACTATCTCATTTAAAAAGACGGTGCCTTATGATCAAGAATATGCCACAAAAGACAATACAGTTGGTAGATCAAGTTATCATAATGACCTTATAAACTCTTTAAATCTCAAAACACAAAGTATTAAAGAAGATACACACATTTTATTAACGAGTACCGCTTCGGAAGCCAAAGATACCGACGCCAAGAGAATTATTCAAAAGGTAAAACCAAAGAATCAAGTATCTGGTATAACAGATAAAAACTTAATGTCTCATTTAATTGTTCCAAGTTCTTTAGCTCATGCTGTAGTTCCAAGAAATGATATAAAACCAATGGGTGTGTATCGTAATCCAGATTCTACACCTCTACCTCCGATTGTAGCACCTGTTATATCTAAAAAAGAAAAAATGATAACTATAAGATGATATTTTCAATGATTTCTTTATTATCTGAGAGTGTTTGTTCAAATATGTTTCTTAGTTTTATTAGAGGTTGCCTAGAACCGATGCTGTTTTTAATAGTTTCATATGACACCCATTTTACATCATTTATCTCTAAAAACTTTCTATCGACGTGTATCTTTGATATAAATTTTTTAGTAGACAAAAATCTGTGTCTGTAATTGATATTAAAAGGAACTTTGACCAAATACATATAATAAGGATAACCAGAGGGTGTTTTACACTTTATACACTGTGAATTATATTTAGTAAGTGTATTTTTAATAAGATCATAATCTTCTATACAACCAAGAGTTTCTTCCCAACATTCTCTTGCTGCTGTTATTTCTGGATCTGATTTATCTGTAGCTTCGCAAGCTCCTCCAAAATTTGACCATTTGTTGTCCCAATCTTTTCCTAGAAAAAAATATGGTGTTTGTTCTATACTTTTAGTATAAAAGAGTATTCCCGCTCCATAAATTATATTATTTGTTAACATTTATTATTTATACATTTTGTCTTTAAAACGAATTAAAAAAAAGATACAATTAAAATGTAATTACACTTATGCTTATATGTCATTTATAGATAAGTACAATATTCAACCCCCACTCAATTTATTATTTACTCGTTCCAATGATAACAAAAAAATAAATTCATTTAATTATAATATGAGCGGTTCTGTACCAAAAATACAGATAGAAACTGAGAATTCTTCTAGACCTACTGTACAAATTAAGAATCCTGTTAGTGTAAAAGGAATTGACATCATTAGAGACTCTGACGATGATTCCGCGTCTGATGCCTCAGGTAGCACAGTATCGGCGGCTCCTCCAGTAAAGAAAACAAGTCTTAAAAATGTAAAGTCTAAGTCCAAATTTAATGCGGATGATTATCAAAGTTTCGTAAATAATTCTAAGAAAAAGGCTGGTTCAGAGTCCGGTTCAGAGTCCGGTTCAGAGTCCGGTTCAGAGTCTTCTGGTTCCGAGGGCTCAGAATCTGGTTCTGAATATTCTGATTATTCAGATTCGAGTGACGGTTCTGATACTAAAGAAAAGAAAGATCCAAAACAAGAAAAACAAGAAATTCTTCTTAAGCTACTTGCTTTAGAAAAGAAAGGTGTAGAACTAACCAAGAAATACTCCATGGCATCTAAACTTTCAGATCTACGTTTCGAATTAGAACTTCACCAGGGCAACGTGGAGAAAGAGATGAGTGTAAAATTTCAACAGAAGATATTGATGGCAGCTGTTACAGGTCTTGAGTTTGCTAATAAAAAATTCGACCCAATTGGAGCAAAATTAGATGGATGGTCAGAATCTATAATGGACAATTTAGACGATTACGAATCAGTATTTGAAAGACTTCACGAAAAATATAAAACCCGTGCAGAACTCCCACCCGAGTTACAACTATTAGTAACATTGGCGGGAAGCGCATTTATGTTCCACGTAACTAAATCACTGTTTAGCAGTGCTCTTCCAACAGGTGATAATGGACTCCAAAATTCTGAAATCATGAAAAATATAGCCGCCGCTATGAGTAATTCTTCAGGATCACAGATGAAACCAAATTCAAAGGAAATATCTGGTCCAAGTATGAATTTAGCTAGTATGATGAGAGATGACGATTCAATTTCTAACAGTACTGTAGAAACTTCTAAAGAAGTTAAAATTAACGAAAAAGGAAAAAGAGCTATTAATATTTAAAAAAAAATAAAATAAAATAATGTATAATGTATATAAATGGTATTATATTATAATCAAGTTTCAGTGCCTTTAGCCGAGACCCATGACCCATCTTTATTATTAGCAAGTGATTTACAAAAAAGTCCAGCTAAAACCTATACTTCTGATACTCCGCAAATGGAAATATATCAAGAGAATAGGGGTCTTTTGGAAAATTTATCTAACACTTTATTTGGAGACACACTAGAGCTACACTCTGTAATGCTTGAAGAAGATTTTGCGAATCTATCGATGGACGAAAAAATGAATTACCTTTTTAAGTCTAATATGATGCAAGGAAAGATAGTATCTAAATATCTAAGACTCATATTATTTATTTTAATACTTATCGTCTTTAAGTTGTACTTCTAAATATTAATAATTTTCGTATTTATGTTATTCATGGTGTATCTGGAATTAGTATAGGATAATTTTCTAAATTCTTCTATACTTTTATCCCCTCCATATTCCTTTAATGTCAATATATTAGGAGCACACCTAATTCTAAAGTCTTGACCAAAAAGAGCTCTGTAAAATTGCCCTACAAGGTAACTTTTATTTTCGAAAGATTTACTACTGATACAATAAGATTTTACACAATTAGGAGAGCAAAAATTACCAAATAATTTGTAACGTTGTAATTTAGGACAATAATCTATAGGTAGATAAAATGGCGTATTTTTAAATGTATAGTGACAATTGTAACATCTAATGTCATTTACGCTGTTTTTAGTCTTAGTTACATCAGTTCCCTTATTGTAATGTTTTAAACTCTTTACGTTTTCTTTTACGATGTCACACGTGTCTTCTTCGTCACTTGATAATATTATATTACATTCTTTATTATCTTCTGTAAAAAAGTCTGAAATGTCTGTGTTTTCTTCTTTTTCTTTATCATGTACCTGGATACAAAGATTTCCAAAAGACAAAGCACTACTTGAATAATCTTCTTCAATTTCAAAGGCGTCTTCAAATTTAAATGTGTCTTCATCTTGGTTATCCTCGATGTAATTATTCTTGAAAGTAGTTGTTTCCCATTTCTTTTTTCTACCTCTTTTTTTCTTAACTTGTTCTTCTAAAACTACACATTTTACTTCCTGGGGTTCCTTTTTTTTACGTCCTCTTTTCTTAACAGTTTCTTCCATTAATTGATTTAAAGAAACCTTTTATTAAAAAGAATAAATGTTTGCTTTATATACCTTTACTTTTATAGGTCTACTTACATACGTCTTGAATAAAACTTATAATTATTTCAATCCTTATAAGACTTTTGAAGACAAATATGAACACGACGAGTACAATTTATTGTGTTATCGCGTAATTTTTGAAGACGGTTCTGAAATTCTTGAATCTGAATTAACAGGCGAACAAATTTCCGAAATGGAAACAGATGAAAATAAAATTAAATGTATTGTAATTGAGTATATGTTTAATGGAGAATTTATGAAGTACATTACTTATACAAAAGACATTACATTCCCCATTTATCCTTTTGATATTGCTCCTACAAAGTATCCATATTATCCAGAAGTAGTTATTCTTAACGGAATGGATATTACAAAGTATATTCAGCCTTGGTTAGGACCGTATTGTAATTTTTACGCGGACCGCGAAGAACCAATTAAGCTTGAAGATGCCTTGATGGATCATCCAGATTATGAAGACATTGATTTTAACAATGGTACACTTTTGATGCTTTCAAACGAAACACCTTTAAATGGTAGGAAATGTATCACTAAACCCCTTCCTTGTAAACTAATCTGGAAGAGACATGCTGCGGTAGATCCCAGAGATGAACATCTTTTAGAAAATTAATGTGAATGTTAATGTATTTAAAAAATCATTTTATTTAAATCTAAATAATGCCAGAAAACACCGAAGAATCTGTATTATTTAGATTTAAAACCGTACAGACAAATGCTATAAGAATTCTTTTTGAGTCTCTTAAAAATATTCTTTCAGATGTAAATTTCAAGGCGGATTCTACCGGACTTAAACTCACGACAATAGACGGGACTAATAGTGCCATTGTTAATTTACATCTTCAAAAAGAGAAATTTGAAGAATACGTCTGTACTAAAGTAACTAATATAGGTGTAAATTTATTGTCTATTTTTAAAATTTTAAAAGGTATTAAACACGCGGATACCATATCGTTTACTATATATCAAAATGAAGATGGACATATGTACATTCAGTGCGAAAATAGTGAAAAAAGGTCAAAAATCTGTACAAAGATTAAACTTCTTGACATGGATGAGAAGATTTATAAAATTCCGGATATCCGTTTTAATAGTTATATAACAATGCCAAGTTCTGATTTTCAGACTTACATCTCAGATCTTTCTAACATTTCAAATGAAATACATTTTACATATAACAAAGCACTCAAGCTTAGAGCTATAGGAGATTTTGCAGATCAGAGTATTATAATCAATGAAACAAATGACAATTCTGTTGCGGAAGAACAATATGGTATATACAATACAAAATACATTCTACTATTTACTAAGTCTACAAATTTATGTAGTACAGTTGAAATTTATCTTAAAACAGGATACCCTTTGACTATTTTGTACAACGTGGCAAACTTAGGTCAGATTAAGTATTGCCTTGCTCCGAGACAAACTTAATTTTCAGTATTTATAATGTCATCGTCATTTTGGGAAATACAAAATTTACACTTGTATCTGTAGTAAACCATTAGAAATGTATCTTTAACTCTTAAAAATACAGTCTTTATTAAATAAGAATTTTTAACCAGATTTAATACAATTTCAAGTTTTTCATGGTCTATTTCTATATTGTATTTTTTAGTTAATATTTCATCTATACATAATAAAATTATTTTTTCAAAGTCTTTTGATCGAAAATTCTTGATGTGTTTCTTATTCTCATTTAGAAAATTTATAACACTAAGTACTATCTTTGGGTAATCCAATTCTTCTTCTGTAAATACTTCGTAAAGACCATTATGTCTTAGACGGTTTAATAATTTGATATAATAGTCTTTATTTCGGATTTCAATAATCTTTTCCTTATTATTCATTTATTATATACATTACATTACAATTTAATACAAAATTAATTTAATAATTTGATAACTGGTCCCAACTACGATACCCGAAAAGGCGTCGGTCGCGAAAGAATAACCAAAACCTAAGGGATCATAATAATGTTTTTTAAGATGTGGAAATAAACCGGAATATCTCATTGGTATACCTATTATTCCAGAAATCATAATAACTAAGAGTATAGTATATAAATTTACACCGGACAACTTAAATGTATCAAGAGATTTAATTATAATAAAGTGTGTTATTGCTCCGACAAAACCAGCTATAAGAGCGGCGGACAAAACAGTGTGTTTTTGAAAATATTCTTCAAGTACTGTAATCCATTTCATATTTTCAATTCCAAAAAATTTTATTTTACCTTCTGACATCATTCTAAGAATTACATCCCAAAGAGCTGTTATTATAAAAATAATTATTATATCTTGCATTAAATTATTTTTTGCGCTCATTCTAATTTATTTATTTAAAAAAAATATATTTTATTTATAATAAATGATGTTAACAGAAGTACCAATGCCTGTTATGATCGCCGTCGCAATCGCTGCGATACTCGGTATTTTGTGGTTTACGGGTACATTTTCAACTAGAAAGCAGTACAGAAATAGAGATGCCTTTTCATTGGCAGGTGACATTCAGAAGAATTTAACAGCTTTAAACGCCGATCAAATTGAAAATCAAGCATCTAATAAATTTCATTTTGATGATAGAATCACGGGTGCCGTGTTAGATGATGGAGACCGACTAGACTCCCTATATGCCGCAAAGACTTACAGAGGTCCATATGGTATTTCTACAAGATCTGCCATTGATAAAGACGAACCCGTTGCCGCTACAGTAAAGGATGTAGAACCAAATGCTGTAGTAGAAGTAGATTCTTCGCAGGTTAAACCAGGTCAAAATGTAGCAGTTAAAAAGGAGAATGTAGTAGCAACTGAAGATGTAGTTGTAAAGGCAAAAGACGTTAAACCAGGTGAAAGAGTTACTGTAAAGCCGGATCAGGTAAAGCCAAGGCAGCAGGTACTTAAAAAGAGTATGGTAACAGGAGAGTCTGAATTAGTCACCAAGGAAGACGTTGATATTAACGAGACTGTTGTAGCTGATTCTAGCCAAATAGATCCTGAGACAACTGTTGTAGTTAAAGCAGCCCAGGTAAAACCAAATAAGACTGTAGTAGCCCAAGGTAAATCTCTCTCCGGTGGAAAGAAAATAACTACCGTTGCTGAAAAAGTAAAGCCCGAAGAAGTTGTAGTAGTAAAGACATCCGATACCAAGCCCTCTGCCAGGGTAAATCAGGTTACTCCTGCCTCGGGTCCTTCGCAAGTAGCTGTACCAGCGCCCGGCGATGGAATTGAATTAGAAGCCCCGGAACCTATTTCAATTGGTACCGTAGAAACTAGACTAGCCGGTGATGCTCGTTTTGGAAAGGTATATTCTATGAATAAGTATCCTGCCAAAAAAGCTTATACTACCGTAGGTGCTAGACAGGGTCTATCTGAATTTCCCGTAAGATCTACAGTTCACACATCCAGAATTTAAATTATCTAATCATACATTCATTAAATGTAAAATCATTAATTGTTTCAGAAAAATCTGTATTTTTGTAATTAATTTTAAATTTCTTGCTTCTATACAATGAAAGTCTTTTACGATGCCAATTATTAAATACGCTTATAGTGTCATTAATGTCTATGACAAGTGGTAGATTTTCATTTTTCTTACGTAAAATTCTACCAACTGCCTGCTCGACGTTGCCCTTTGGAGAAGCAAGTATTAATGTATCTAATTCTGGATTATCATAACCTTCCGATGCCATCTGATATGTTGCTATTATAATTCTACAATTGTTAGATTTCTTAAGATCGTCTATTTTCATACCTCCATAATATAACCCAACTGAATAAGAACTTAATGAATTAAATATCAAGTCACAATGAGCTTTACGATCAGACAACACTAGAATTTTTCTGTTAGATGTATAACACTCTTTAATTAATTTTAAAATGAGATTATTTCGACATTGTATTTCTGTAATAGATGTTATACTAGCAGGTGAATTTACTTTTCCATTCGGTAAATATTTAATTACATCTTCTGAAAAATCCGTGAAATTATAGACGTGTATCTCTGGTTCTATAATAAGTAATTGTACATTTACAGCTACTTTACCTAAAAACCATTCAAGTGTGTGTTCCAAACGATCTGCTCTTTTCAATGTAGCAGTTAGTCCAAGATTATACTTGGCTCCTATTTTATAAAAAACACTGGAAAATACTTTAGAGCAATAATGATGTGTTTCATCATAAACAGCGAATGAAAAATCTTTGAATATTTCTTCTGGATAATCTTTCATTGAAATACTTTGAATCATACCTATACATATACACTCATTTGTATTGACATTCTTACCTTGGATTATACCAGGTGAAACATTTAAAAATTTTGTAATTTGTTCTCTCCACTGCTCCATAAGAGATTCTTTATTAACTAGAATTATAGTTTTCACTCCAAGTAAACTTGCGATATAAAGACTAGCAAATGTTTTGCCCCATCCAGTATACAAAGAGGCTATACAAGAACCATTTTTAAGTAATTCAGTTTGAATTTCTTCAATCGTAGTTTTTTGATATTCTCTCGGGGAACTATTTATTTTAATACATTCAGGGTGTATTTCATTTAAAATTAATTCACCTTCATTTGAGAAGTATCGAGGAATGTACATAAATTTATTTGTAAGCTTGTACAGTGTGTAATTTACGGGAGCATAATCACCTGGGGTAAAAGGTGTAACAGTTAATTCTTTTTTAAGACCGGTTCTTGACAGATCTACACGACGACCAAAAGGCATTGAATGTATATGTAATTTATGTTTATATTTATTTAAAGAAATGATATATAAAACTTAAATGGTAAAACTTTATATCACAACAGACCGTACGTTTAGGTACAATAAAAGGTGTAATGAAAAGCAAGTTTCAGAAATGAAACACATCATTAAGAAAAAAACAGATGAAGTACATTATTTTATCGAAAATAATAGGCAAATTGGAAATATTTTGTCGCGTACGAACGGGTTCAATAAGATGATTTATAATGCTTATTCTGAATTGTATAAAAAGTATACAGATTTAATCCACAATTCTGATAAACTAAGGGTCACACTTTGTAACACTGAAGCAAAACTCAAGGAAACCACGGATTTGTATGAAAATCTAGAAGACATCTACAATGAAAAAGTAGCAGAATGTGAAAGACTTAAGAAAAGTGACACATCGCAAGAAGGAGAAATTAAAAAAGAAAATTTAAATCTTGATAAATGTATATAAAGAAAAAGAATATAACACATTATGCAAATATTTGTTAAGACATTAACAGGTAAGACAATAACACTTGAAGTAGAATCTTCAGATACAATTGACAATATTAAGGCAAAAATTCAAGATAAAGAAGGAATTCCACCAGATCAACAAAGACTTATTTTTTCAGGAAAACAATTAGAGGACGGTAGAACTCTAGCGGATTACAATATTCAAAAAGAAAATACACTTCATCTAGTTCTAAGACTACGTGGAGGACATTAAATGTAATTTATTATTTAATAATTCCATGGAGGCGTAGCTCAGTCGGTTAGAGCGTCGGTCTTATGAGCCGAATGTCGCGGGTTCGAGCCCCGCCGTCTCCATAGAATTATTACATTTTTTTAATTAATTTAAGAACCTAATAGATGTATAATTAGATACAATACTATAACAATGGATTGCTCTATCTGCTGCGAGAAGTTTAACAACTCGACCCATTTTAAAGTAGATTGTAATGGCTGTGACACTCCAGATTATGCGTGTAGGACTTGCTGTAAAACTTACATTCTGAACTCCCAGAACGACCCTGCGTGTATGTTTTGTAAAACTCCTTGGGAACGAGAGTTCATGATTAAAAATTTAACAAAAACATTCGTCGATAAAGATCTTAAAAAACACAATGAAGAGCTTTTTGTTGAAAGGCAGATTTCTCTTCTTCCAGATACACAGAAGGATGCTATCAAGGAAAAGAAAATGAGAGAAATTAGAAAACAAATGGAACTTGTTCAGAAAGAAAAAGACAGACTTAAAGAACTACTCAAAGAACAAAATGACATATATCAAGCATATGCTCTTGAATTACAAAGGCTTCATTATGGTACATCCACAGAAGATACAACATCTGTTAATTTTACTATCAAATGTTGTAATGAAAACTGTAATGGTTTTCTGAACCACAATTATCATTGCGAGATGTGCGAAACTAATTTTTGTAAGTTATGTATGGAAATAAAAGAAATTGGACACGTCTGTGACGAAGAAACTAAAGCAACTGTACAGGCGATTAAAAAACAGGCAAAACCTTGTCCAGGTTGTGGAGAGATGATATCTAAAATAGACGGCTGTGACCAAATGTGGTGTGTTAAGTGTCATATTCAGTTTTCTTGGAGAACAGGACAGCAAATGCAGGGGTATAACCACAATCCGGAGTATTTTCGCTGGCTCCGCGAAACGGGACAAGAAATTCAAAGAAATCCTTATGAGAATAATCAGGTACAGAATGTATGCGGAGTCAATCTAGATGCCGTTTTCGTCACTCGTACAGTTATGAACCTTTTTCCAAATCAGGCTTTTATGCGCGACGCCTTTTCTAATATGTACAGATTTTATAGACACGTGGAATGGTTAACCGGTACATTTCAGGGGCGCGCAGAAAATTCAGACAGGAGTCTTCTCCATCTAAGAGTTAAATATCTACTCAAGGACATAGGCAGAGAACAGTGGAAATTTGAAATTCAGAAGATAGATAAACAGAATAAAAAGAATATTATGTATGAAAATATATGGAGACTTGTACTTACAGTTTTACAATCCACTTTTGAAAAATTTGCTGTTTACTCCCGTGAACAAAGAAACCAACAAGAATACGTAAAACTTATTGGCGAGTGTATTAAATTCAAGAAATACGTAAATAATTCATTCGTTGGTGTATCAAATACATTTGGTTCTCAAACATGTCCTGGTATCTCAAAAGAATGGAGAGAACTGGGGAATCTCAAGACATACATCAAGAAAAATCCTGACAACATTTAAAAAAAAATATTTGTTTAACTGTAAATGAATAATCGACGCATTAAAGTAGGTGTTAAATCAGTTTCTAATCTGATGTCTCAGCTGACCACTGGCTACGGAAAGAAAAAATCTGGTTATTACCCACCCTCTTTGGAGGGATACGAGTACAATTCTAAGTATGACAGGTATATGAAAAAATGCAAGCCCTATCAGGTGCGCAGTGAAAAAGGTAGATGTGTAGGAAAAAAACCTAATTCCGGTTCTAGAACCGGTTCTAATCTCGCTGCTAAGGCTATGAAACTTAAACACAAAGAGGGTATTTCACTTAAAGAGGCGTGGAAAAGAGTACGGTTTGGTTACAACCCGCCAAATTTGGTAGATTATGAATGGAATCCTGTGACCAAACGTTATAATAAAAAATGTGGTCCTGGTAAAGTACGTAATACTGGCACGGGTAGATGTGTATCGGATGGTACAGCAAAAAGAGGAAGAACATCGATGCCAAAAGCGCCTAAGCAAATTAAGGGTTACAGAGTAGAAATAGTTATAAAACCAAGGGGTACCGACGCAAGAATTGATTTAACTGGTAAAAACCGTGCTCACAATCTTAAAAAACTTGTAGAGTATTACAGTCAGGCTGAGTTACTACCTCAGTTAGAATACGTATATGACATCATTAACCCAAAAGTAACTAAAAGAATAGTTGGAGAAGAAGGGAGAATAGTTTTCAAGTATGACCATCTAAATGCCGATGAAAACGAAGTTTCTGTTGGTATCGACATGGCGTTATCTTTAGACGATAATGGTAATTTCCCAATTACAACTAATGGTGCCGGTAGAATAGTAGACATTAGGGCAAGAGACTTAGATCCAAACGACTTTGATGAAGGTTTTATACCCAATTTAACTTTGTTATCAGAGGCTCGCGGTGCTGAAAAGAAATGGAAACCCTTTTATTAAACTTTTTTGAAAACAAAAGAAAAATTTAAAAAACTACAAATTTGTTCTTTTTCAGTTAAATCAAATTTATAGGTGTCGTATATCTCACTAAAATTATTAATTTTGATAAGTTCAAGACCGTGGTTTTTACACTTTTCGATGAGATGATCTTTATGAAGAAAGTATTCAATTGAAGCACCCCGATATTCAAAATAAGTCTCCCGGGATGACTTAACCGATTTTAATTCAAATGAATACATTCCTTCGTCATCTGTTCTTTTAAGACAAATTGTGTCGTTTTCGAATACATCTTTATTTCTTAAAAGTTCAAATATAACATCTCCGTCTGCCGCAGTCCCAATGAAATATCCATTTGTTTTAAGTTTTTTAGAAATCATATTCAATGTGATATCTATGTCATTTACGAAGTAATGAAAGGAAAATTGACAAGATACTATGTCATAAAATCTATTATTATCTTTAGAGTTTACTGTGTTAAGTGCAAATGGATCTATCGCTGAAATATTCCAGAAGTAACATCTTGGCATATTAGGAAGATGTTTAATAATATTGTATCTTTTAATAGCGCCATCAAAATTATTTTTTTCATATATGCTCTTGTTATCGATATCAAAACCTGTAACATATTTAAGCTTTGCTTTGCTCCATTTCATTATGTCTCCACCTCTACCAACAGCGACATCTAAAAGACAATCTCCGTTGGTTTTTTTCTGAGCTTCAAAAATAAGCTGAGATTTAATCCAGTTGTGAAATTTGCGAAGTCCTTCGAGAGATTCAGTCATAATTAACTCAATTTACAATGTATTAATTATGAATGTACCTATACTTTATATTTTTTTGTAATAAATCTACTTAGATCTATCAAGTGTCATAATTGCCATCGCGGCATAATTATGAAGATCCATTAAGGTATCGCGCAATGTTTCATCAATGACTTCAATTTCAACACTTTTTGATGTAATCTTAGAAAATCTTTGAAGTTTGTCTCCAATTCTTACTAGAACTCCTACTGTACCATATGTAGCAAAAGCATCACCATAATCTGAATTTTTCTTAGAGAAAAGTTCGCGGCATTCTTTTTGAATAGCTTCAAGTTGTTCTACACGGTTCATTATAAATACAAATGTGTTATTCCTTTAAATTAAGTCTATAAGATTTGTATTTCCAGGAAATTTATAAATATTAAGTTGTTCTTCTAAATTTTTAATTTTTTGAAAAAGTTCATAATTAAGACGTTTTAATTGTCTATTTTCTCGGCACGACTCTTCGTAAGCAGTGTTAATATCATTTACACACCTAAAGTCATTTTCAAATGTAGCATTAGCGGGTTCCATACACATTTTTTGATGTTTCTTAGTTTTAAAATGACTATTAACTAAAATTGAAAATTTATCTTTTGTATAGATGTTTCCGCAGCATTGACAACCATTTGGATATTTTCCCTGTAGATCCCTAATGTTCATGTTTACCTTCGTTTGATTTTCCCAATCTGTTTTTGGTTCATATTTGGGGTAAACATTAGTAATCATTATGAGATTATAAATACAAATGTGTTATTTCTCTAAATTATTACAAAAATTTATTATGCTTAAACAAATAAATTATAAAAATGTATCACAGTCATGAACTGTAAATGTGGAACTAAGGCTCTTTTCTTTGAGAAAACTACTCTAGATGGAACATTTAACGTGTTTAAATGTGACACTCAAGAAACCAAAAAGAAGGGGAAATGTGATTTCTATTATTCACAAAAAACTAAAGATCCCATTAAAATAATTACAGAAGATGTGTCACAAACAATGGAAATATGTACAGAAGTAAACCCAAGAGAAACTTACATTAAAAATCTGAACAAGTACATAAAACTTCTTAAAAATGCTACGCACTTACCCAGAGAATATTCGACTAATTACATAGCGAATATTAATTACATACTTAAAAGATTGAATATGAAATTTTATTTTGAAGACACTGAAACCATAGAATGTCTTGAAAAGAGAATTAAAAACAATGAATGTATACCCAATAAGCCAGATATTTCAAAAATTACGTATCCTTTGAAACTAACAGAATATCCTCCTGAACTGAGCGTTCCATTGAAAACAAGACGGAGAAGGAGAAAGAAGATCAAGTCCGAGGCATCTGTACATAAACTTGATCTTAAGAATTTCATAGAACAAGATGAGAAAGCTAAGCAGGAAGAAGAAATAGATAATAAGTCCGTGTGTAGCTACAAATCAAGCGATATATCTGATGACGACTCCGACGATGACAATGATAAAACATTTGACGTAGACGACTGTGATTCCGATGTAGACGAATCTTTTGATGATACAGGAGCATTTAGCGATTAAATAAAATTAATTAAATATACATACAATTATAACTATGTTATCAAATATATTAGACGAAAAAAGTCAAGTTAAAATAAATGAAATAATAAACAAATTCATTTTTCCATTGAAATGTTACGCTATTATACTTATCGTTATTTTGTTACTAAATTCTTACTATTTGTATAAGATTTCAGAAAACTTAATTAATTTAAAAAAATAATACATTACACATTTAAATGTCGGAACTACCTGTTACAGATCAGGAAATTGAATTTTTTAAGAAGGATGTCGGAGATTATAATGAAATTGATACACAAATCAAAGAACTTAAGAAAAAAATGAAACCTTATCAAGATAAGATTAAGGAACTTACTCAGAAAAAGAAACAGAAGCAAGAAGAAGTTTTAAATTTTATGTCTAGTAATAATCTAGATGTATGTCACGTAGGCGAAGATTCTAAACTAGAACTTAAGAATACAGCAGTTAGTAAACCCGTCACGAAGGGAGATGTATATGATAGAATATACAAGTATTTTTCTGAAGACACTGATAAGACAGATGATATGGATGCACAGGGTAAGGCAAAGTTTCTACATGATTACATCTACGTAGAAGGACGTGAAAAAGTACCCACGCAAAAACTAGTTTCTAAATAAATTACACTTACATTTAGAATGTAATAAAGTCCTTGTAATTTTTAATTATATCCAAGACATTAGTGTCTTCTTCATATATTTCATACTTTTCTTTTTCTAAAAGTCTCATGTAATTATTTATAGTAAGCGACTTAATCAAATTATTTTCAAGTTTAATAAGGCCTATATCTGAATTATACCTATCAGTAGTAAAACTTAAAACTGTTAAGTTCAATTCAGAATTTTCGTTTTCATTGTACATAACCAAGTAGTCTTGATATACCTTAAATTTATTAAAGTCTTTAAAGTGTGATATATCAAATACAGTTTCATTTGTTTTTTTTTCTCGAATTTCTCCGTTTGTAAGAAAAATCAAATATGACTTCATTCTATACTTAATTGTGAATATTTTAAATAACATTTTTAACCCTGGATATTGCAAAAATAAATTTATATAAAAAAATATTTTATAATGAATTATATTCAGTAATGGCTCGGGCACCTGTTAACTGGACAATTGATATCAAAGAGAAAATTGAACAAGCTGATAATGAGAAACTATTGGAATACTTTGAAGTTTTAGATACAAAATGGTCTGTTAATAAGGAAGATAACATCATAGAAACCGCATGTAAAAATCTTTGTATTACCGATTTAGAAGCAATCGATACGTCTATATTGTCGATTGAGATGGAGAAGGCTATATTCGAAACTACTCTATTGTATTTCAAATTTAAGAAATACATTCCAGATTTCGAAGAATATCAAGAACGTTGGAATAAGATCTATGAAGTAATTTTCTATTCTGAAAGGCTGATTCGCGATACTTATATTCTTTATCGAACAACTGATCCCAACAGGAATTCGTTGTGTAACGAAGATCCAGATGTTCTTTTTAAGTATGCCAGATTTACAGATGATTCTAAAAAAACACCTTATCAATGTCTTCTTCTGTATCTTCTAGAGTTATTTTCAGAGGAAGGGTTTACAAAAGCAGGGGGTAACTTGTATAAACCAGTGATATATAAAAAATTTAATACACACGCCTGGAAAAAACAGTGTACAATCAAAGATTACATCTATCAAAAAACAGACCACAAAATTAACTTTAATCAATGGAAAAACGCAACTGCTAATGGTACTAGTAATATCAATAATGCTGAAAAATACTTTAATGAATTTGTTGGTCCTGAGTTGCCCGCCTTGAATAAAGATCGTCATCTTTTTGCTTTCAAAAATGGTAATTACATAATTAAATACAATGTATCAGAACCGGGTGAAACTCCAGTTTATGTGGATGTTTTTGTACCGTATGGTGAAAGTCATCCTTACCTTAATAATTTGTCCGTAGCCGCAAAGTATCACGATGTGAAATTTGATAATTATGACCAATACTCAGAAGACGAATGGTTTAATATAATAAATCACTGTCCAACATTCAAAAGTCTTCTTGATTATCAAGAATTTACCGAAGAAGTACAAAGATGGTTCTGTACTTTTATGGGTAGGATGTGTTTTAACCTTGGAGATATGGACAATTGGCAAGTTTTATTGTATCTTCTGGGTCAGGCTGGTGCTGGAAAAAGTACTATCGTGATGAAAATTATTCAAAAGTTCTATGAAGAAGAGGACGTAGGAATCATTGCAAATAATATTGATGCTAAATATGGAATCAAGCCTCACGTAAATAAGTTTATGGTACTTGCTCCAGAAATCGCTGAGAATTTTAAGATGGAACAGACAGATTGGCAGCTTCTAGTTGAAGGAGGTCGCAATACTTATTCAGAAAAATACAAATCAGATGAAACTATCAATTGGGAAGTTCCGATGATGATGGGTGGTAATAAAATTATGAGATACAAAAATAATTCCGAAAGTGTATCTCGTAGAACAGCAGTTGTTAATTTCTGGAAAAAGGTAGTAAACACTGATACAGAAATTGATAAAAAACTAGCAAAAGAAATACCAAGTATTATGAAATTGTGTATCCGCGGCTATTATCACACTCTTAAGACGCATGGTAAGAAAGGTATCTGGAACATTTTGCCACAGTACTTTAAGGAAAATAAGGAAGAGATGGAGCAAACTACTAACTCTCTTCAGCATTTCTTGAAATCTGGTAAGGTAGTATTTAATACGAAGTATTATGTACCCCTAAAGGTATTTTCTCAGATGTTTAATGATCATTGTAGGGAAAATAATCTTCCACGTGAACAGTTTACAAAGGACTTTTATATGGGTATCTTTACTAATAATGGCATTAAAGTAGTCCAACAAGGTTCAAGAGAATATCCTCCCAATTCTGGAATTATTCTAAAACGCACTACATTTGTAATCGGTATTGATATTCAGAGTGACGACAACGAAATTCCTGATGATGATCCCGAATAAGTGTATTTTACGTTGAAACACTCAATTTAATTTATTTATTATTTATTAAATGTCTAAAGAAATGTTGCCTGAACTAAACACTAGTGGCGATTTTATATTCAAGATTGGAATAGGCTCCGTGATTGTAATCATCATTTACTTTATTTTTAATTTATTCTCAAAGTTAAGAGAAATAAATGAAAAATTAGACTCTTTTTTAACAGATTTTAAACCGGCCGAGGCACAAGAATATCAAAATGATACAATTGAAGACATTACAGAGCAGTCGGACAAGAAAGAGTCAAACGTAGACTTAACAGGTATTGACAAAGATTTAGAACCAATTGAAGAGTAAATCTTAATTAGGACAACTCAGTATACTTTCATTTCTTACAAATGTATCTATCATACATCTATAAATTTTTTCATATGAAGCGATGTCATTTCCTCCCGTGATTATAATGCTACCGGGTCTGAATACAATACATGACATCACTTTATCAGTATCTGGAATTTGCATTTTAATATTAACACCTGGGTATTTGTTTGGGTTGAAAGAATATGTTTTGAGATAATTTAATTTACCCTTGTCTAAAATTTTACATAAGTCAGTCTGTTTTATATGTTTGTCTATCTTAAAGTCAGAATTTATCATACATATTCTCACATTGGAAATACAAGCCGTTTCGCTATTAAAAGCTTTCAATACACTAAGTCTTTTAAAAAGTTTTCTTATAGCATACGTCGCCGAATATGGATTAAGAACCCCCGCTAATTGAATATTTCCATTTGAGAATATTTTAGCAGATACTTTGGGTTTATTTTGATACTTCACAGTTATGTAAATATTAGCACAGTTATAAAATTGTTTTTTACCATTTTCATCACTATATTCAGCAGTATACTTAGATGTGTCTATAACACTATTAAAACAACAACATACTGTCATGGTAGAGATGTCCCATTTTTTAATTATATTAAAAGATGTATATTTTCCATCTTCAGAACATTTGAAGTTATCAAAACTTTTAAAATTTGGATGACAAATACAATCTGTATATTGAGAACGCGGGTCGCAAATTACACACGTTGTCATAACGAATCGGTCCGTGTTCTTTATATACTAATTTGTTTCTTTATATAGTTATTTTTTGTAATTATTTGTCTCTAAATTCATTTATATTTTCTACTACATTGATGTAATCAATGATTAACTGTTTGTTCACTGACTTTTTACAAGCTTTTAATAACATAGAAGACATTTCTTTAGAATGATTGTTTACAAGATGTGTAAAATAAAATATAAACCTTGGAAGATAAAATCTATAAGTTTCTTCTAAATTGATTTCTTTATTATTGATTTCTTTTATGATGTCATGTAAGCAGTAAGTAAGTATGTTAAAATCTATGTCCCTGACCATATCATCCGATACTATCAATTTATTGGTTGACTTTCGATGATAATATATTATCATTTTATTTATTTCTTCAATTTTTTTATTAGACAATTTAAGTCTAGTACAAGGATCTCTAAAGTCAGACATCTTATTTAAATAAATTACAAATGTATCGAAATCGTAATAAATGTATTTACTATTATTTTTAACACAAATCCAAGGATACTTAATCTCTTCGTGAGAAATAGGACATACGTTATTAAAATCTAGTTTTTTTCTAAAATTTTGCTGAATTACTCTCGCGGCAGAATATTTATTTAAGATGTCCAAAAGAAAAGACTTATTATATTTTTCATTTTTAATTTTATAAATCTTACATATTTTTCTTAAGCATTTAACAGTTAAAATATTTGAATATTTAATCATCTAATTAATTATTGTATCTTTTTAAATTAAATTATATTAAATGTGTATAAAAAAATACAATATAAAAAATAGAAATGACCTCTTTTAAAATATCTAAAAAAACAGTTCATACAGATTCAAGAACATCTATTATAGATAAACATCTTGAAACTATTAAAAATATAGAAGACGACAAAAATAATTTAGATAAATATCGTTCAGAATTAGTACTATTGGAAAAAACTAAGAAAAACTTTGAAATTAAAAAAAATTATTCAGATGCTTTCAATGTTTCTAGAAAGATAGACAATCTAAAGGATAAAATTGAAAGAATCGAAAACGATACACAGTTGTCTGATTATTTATTTAATTCTATAAGTTTTATAAAAGAAATAGACAATAATGAATGTACGACAGTTGAAGATACTTCGGAGGAGGGTATATTTAAATACATTTCCCTTGATTCTAAAAATAATAAAGGCGAGATGTATAGAATGTACATGGAAAAATGTTTCCCATCGGAATCATGTACCCGGTTTGAAAATAAAGTAAATAACATTTTCAGATGTCCAGACTGTGACAGTAAGACCACAAATGATATATCATCTGGACTTACGGTGTGCTTTAACTGTGGTCTAACAGAAAAATCAAATATTTCAAGTCTTCCAGAATGGAATTATGCTGAAACCCACGAATACGTTAAACCTTATAGTTACAAACGAACAAACCACTTTAAAGAATGGATAAATCAGATACAAGGTCGCGAAGGAACTCTTATACCAAATGATGTTATAGATTTATTAATAATTGAGATTAAGAAAGAAAGACTCCGAGATAAATCTTTAATTACATATTCTAAAATTAAAGAATTTCTTAAAAAACTTAAACTTAATAAGTACTATGAACACATTCCAAATATAATACATAAAATAACAGGGAACAAACAATTGATTATTAATAATGAACTTCAAGAAAAATTGGTCGGCATGTTTAATGATATTCAGGAACCTTTTGATAAAAATTGTCCAAAAAATAGAAAAAATTTTTTAAGTTATTCTTACACATTGTATAAATTTTTTCAATTGTTAAATAAGGACGAGTATCTTATTTATTTCCCGTTGCTTAAAAGCAGAGAAAAATTATTTGAACAGGAAAACATATGGAAGAAGATATGTACAGATCTTAAATGGACCTTTATACCCTGTATATAATCAGTACATTTCTATGTTTGCTGTATTATTATTGTAAGACACTGTAGTTGTTCCTACGCAAGTTACATTAATATAAGACTTTGGTCCAGCAAGTGTATTAAAGTTTATTCTAAGTCTAATACTGGTATATCTATCAAGGGGTACACTAGAACCTGAGTAAGCCGTAGAAGCCAGAGGTATCACAAGAGAACCCGTCCCATCTTCTTTGTCTACACCATTGAATGTGTATCTGTTATAATTTAAACCTAAATATGATTTAGTTGCATAGTCTATAACACTTGGTTCTATAACTTTTTGGTAAGTATGACCATTCAGTTCTAAATTCATATCAGTTATATGCACTCCAGAAGTTAACCATCCAGATACTATAATATGCGAAGCGTATAAATTAAAGCTATCCAAATCCAATAGAAGATATCCGACATTGTCTGCGTCGAAATATAAACTCTGGGTCATTTTAGGCACCTGTTTAATGCCTTTATTAAATTCATCTATTTCGATATCATCTAATTCAAATCTTTTAGAAAAAAGTCTAAACTTTTGGATTTCTGTTTTGTATTTTAATCTGAAATGTCCGTTTACATTCTTATAGATGTCCCCTAGTTGAAAACCGTAATTGTCTGCCAAAAAAGAATCGATGTAGTAATTGGTGTCTCTATCGGACGGTATTAATGTATTATTCAATAAGTTGTCAAATACATTATTATTCATGTCGCTGGATTCAAGAGTGTCTCCTATTACATTATCTAATTTGTTGTAATAAATTTTAATAGACAACTTTTGATCTTTTAACAGTCCGCTGGGAAATGATCCACTCTCGGAAATATTACTAAAAGTTTCTAACTTAGAGTTCAGTGTTTTTGTAAACCCAGGGATCCAAGTTGTTAATCTTGTTGAACCATTTTTATTGATTATACTACAATTTTTTAATAAATTTTTATATTCCCCCGCTCCAAATTCAGTATCTAACATTGCTTTAATGTCGTCAAATGTCAGGGTTTGCCATATCTGTGTACCGACATGATACTCTATTCTATTAAAAAGTCGAAGAATAGATAAATTTCTAAGGAAAATACCTTTCAAGTTTGGTACATAAGGAAGAACATCGGCGACGTTATTATCTGTATCATCGTAGTAATCTAATGAATTAAAGGCTGTAGAATAGTCCGATAATAATGTATCACTTTGATACTTTGTATAAATGCCCGTCCAGTTTTTACCGTCTTTTGATATAGCAAGATTGTAATTTCCCTCTCCTATTGCTACCCACAACCCACTTTTATGAGAGATGTCAAATACTGTTGTAAATATGTCTTTTACATCAACATCGGTCCAATTAATAAGGTCGTCGGACTTCACTATTGGTGAGGATATACCTTTACCCACGGCAAGATACCTTGTAGAATCGACGCCAGTTATAAAATTTTCATTTTTAACTTGTTCAATTTTGTAACAGTTTCCTTCTATCATATTTCTAAGACTAAATGTATCCGTTGTTATGAATTTTCTATATCTATTAATCCATGGGTTAGATATTTCCCAACCTTCAAAATCTATTGAATATGGGTGGTTATAAAGATTTAGAAAGAATTTTTTAGTTTCATTATTATAATCAACGACATACTGATTAAAACTATGTTTATATACAGTGTTAAATAGAGTGCGTATCTCATTATTTATATAAGTTTCCCATGTTGGTCTAAATTGTTCTCCTCCATGTTTGATAGTGGTCCAAGGAAAAACTTCGTCGTCCTGGTTGCCTCCATTAAGTTCATTTCTATAAATTAATGTAGGTTCCGGAAAAGAATAGTTTTGTTTTATACTAATCTCGCCATCGTTGTCGTACATAAAATAAACCTTTTCTTGTAACCTATCGTAAGCGTTAGAAACATCATCATCGTAAAATGAAACATTTATTATAACACCGGAATTTCCTTTATAATTAACAGGTCGGACGTGATTCCCCTGCCAGGAACTAACATCATTGAAAGGGTCCTTTCCAAATTCAGATTTTGAATTAATTGTTGATTTAATAACATTAAAAGGCTTTTCATTAAAACTAGCGAAATTTTCAATTACCCAGGTGTCCGGGTCTAATAAATCCGTTGCATGTGCTAATATTTTTCCATCGTTTATATTTTCAGCCCCCGGCTCGTCGTTTGAAACTTCACTTCCGTTGAGCATCCATTTTGGATTTGGTATACCTACGAATACCCATCTAGTACCTGTATAACAGACGGATAAAACTTCAGAAAAGCCGTGATATTCTATTGGTATCTCATACCAGTCATCTCTGAATGTCTTAAAAGTCTTGTTGTCCGGTTTTTCGTAACGAATTGGACTTTTACCATCCTTGGGATTTCCAACCACGACAATTTCGCGTTTGTCATTTGTATATACATCGTGAATTGTTTCGAACGGAGTAATAGTCCAAGTACCCGTTGTAAGGTCCTTTATAGATTGATCATCTGTACCGAAAATAAATTTCCAATAATAATAACCCGGAGTTAAATTTGTAAATTCTTTAGGATCGGGGATGTATCTTAATGCTAGTAAGCCATCTGAAGTAACACCTGACATTTCCATTTCGTCTATTGACCCCTTATCTCCCTTAGGTAGCCTGGAGGCGTCGGAGGGGTCATACCAGTTTTTGCCTATGGCTAGACAGTTATTTTCTGAAAAGTTAATTTCATGTAATGAATAGAATGTTTTTGCAAATTTTGTCATTCCCATATAAGTTGTTCCGCCGCTCGCCGGTTTATATAGAGAACTAGCTTCTACAAAAGTTAGACCATCATTGCCAGGTCCTTCGGCCAAATTAATAAAATCATTAATAAAATCATAATAAACGTCAGAATACCCTTCTCCTCTGAAGTACCCCGTATTGATTAATGGTTTATTTTCACCACATAATATAATTGTTCTATCTGTTATCTGTATTATATCATTAACATTTGTGTTAGTAGTATGCTGGGTCGCGGGCGCTCCGTCGAGACTATTTATTTGAATTAACTCTCCATCTGGAAAAGACCGCCCGAACCGCGTGTAGTCGACGTGGGAAATATTAACATCGGGTAATACATATGCCGCAATTCCTCCACCTTTTGTAACCGAAATGGAAGCGGAATGACAAACTTCATAAGATTTAAAATTTCCCAATTTGTAATTTTTTGCTTTGGGGCCGACAGGCAAAGTGGCAACGGCTTCGGGGGTTTCATCAAGAATAACCAATGGCTCATAAAGTCTGTTGTCTTTTACAACAACCGACGATATGTCAGGAAACTCCGCCCCGACATCTGTATATCTCCACTTAATAGTGTCATAAGATTTTACCACTACATCTTCAAAATTACGTTCACCTGTTATTATCCATTCTGTACACGCATAATTTAAACCTATAATATTTTCTAATTCATTTTGTAATGAGTCTATTTCTAAAGAAACATTGTCAGGGGTTATTTTAAATATTCTATAATATTCATTTGTAGACTTGTATGAGTAAATTACAATACTATTTAAATCAGATTTTATGAAAATAGGATCGTTGTCATCTAAATCTTCGATAACCTTTAATGTTTTCCACTCTATTCCATTAGACGATTGAATTATTTCATATTTAATGTTACCGCTAATACTAGAATCTTTTAGAAATGCTGTTATACCTAATTTTGTATAAACCATATTCTGTATAATTCTATCAGTACCTAATTTAACTGTGATAGTATTAATCGGAATGCGGGAGAATTCTTGGTTTTCAGGACCGGAATTACGAGATGTTATTGTTACTATACCAACATCGACATTCGATTCCACATTTTTTCCAAAAAGGATATCTCTACTACCGTCAGAAATAGCACCTAAAAAGGTGTACTTGATATCATTTAGTGTCGGAGTTGCAGAAGGATTCCACAAACCTGTAAGATCATAAAGCCCGAAATAAGTATCGCTTATAGTCTCAGTTTCGCCGTGGTAGTAAGGTGTTATCCTATGAGATGTTAAAAGGTACCGCGAGAACAGGTAAGGGTATCCTATTGCTGGTATTGGCGTAACAGTCGGGTTTAACCCGATAAAATTGGGGATAGTCATTAAAACATAACCAACATTATCATGAGTCTTGGGTACTGTTTCACCGTCCGGTATGTACTCACTCATATCGTCACTCCCTTCGACAGATATCATAGTAGTATTTGCAGGAACTGACATCAATATTTTACAATCTTCTTGATCTGTTGAATAAATTGTAACGTAATCTACTAATATTGAATTAAATTGAACCTTGTTAAGTTCACGATTATCAGGGTATGTATATAGTCTAATTGGGTGCCATGTTTCACCATCGTCAATAGATCTGAACACAAATTGTCTATATTTATCATTTTCATTGTTTGAAGCAGATTGTAGACCCTGCTGACCTATAGCCGTCCATACACCAGTGTCATTTGTATGAAGTTGTGAAACTTTTGGCATGAAGTATTTAAAATCTGGGTCGGACGTCGTGAAGTCAAACGGTGTGGTTGGCGGCACATAAACTCCTAAATCATAATCCTCAGGGCTACCATCAGTTTTGACTGCCTCCGTCTCCCGCGTGATTCCATTTTGAGTGTTATTTGCTGCTGATGTTGAACCGTAGTAGAATTCAACGTGTTCCCACGTTTCGCCGTTGTCGTAGCTTCTTATGATTAAACCTGATGTATCTAAACCTAACATCGTGTTATATCTAGTTCCACATGATAAAAGAGTTTTCTGTATTCCATTATCATTTATACTTAAAACTGAAGACACTTCTCGTTCGGAATTAAAATCTTCTTCTGATACGAAGTAGGCGTTATGTATCATATCAAATTTTAAGCCGGTAACAGTATATTTTAGAGAGCCGGTGACATTTTTAAGTATATGAGAGGTATTTATATTAGGTTCGTCATATTTTTTACCCGAAACAATAAATCCGGACCCAGGTCTATAATTTAACGTATTTACTGTTACATAACGTGTGTAAAGATGTAGGTTCTCTTCAGGGATATTGTAGTCCGATGCAAAGACTTCGGTTTCGTTGGATCTTAAAGCAAGTTCTCGTACAGGAGCGTCCTCATTTGCAAAGGCTGGATGGCCCCCATTAGTAAATTGGAAACCCGAAATAGGATCGTAAAGGTTTCTAAAATAAAGTCCAGAACTTTTTCCTATTAAATTTTCTTTAAGATAACCCCCGTATATTAAAGAACCTAATTCTAAATCGTATGGGTATTGGGGGTCTATTAACAATGGGTCATAAATAACGTCATTAACTTCAACAAATTGTGAAATGTTCATATGGTACCACCCACCGTATTCGTTTGGATTTGGCGACCCAAAATATCTCCATGCAACATTATAATTATCATCGCGACCTACAGCAACTTGAAAGGTAGGACCTGAAGTTTTAAAGGTTTTAATTTTATTAACGGTTCTCATATTTAAAGTAAGACTCTCTACAGGTGGCACTTCGCGAGTGGTTAAATCTAATTCCATATATTTAAGTTCAGCCCCTGCTGCAGTAAAAGATGTTGTGAGATCATCCCGTGATAATTCTTGAAGAGGATAACTCGAATTTGATTGTGCCGTGTCAACAAACTCAAAATCTGATATCTCCGAATCCATTTCAAAATTCAAATAAATGTCTCCTAGCATATCACTGTTTTCATCTGGTGTGAAAATTTTGTATCCTTCAGAAGTGATACCCTCTGTTTTACCAGCGCACGTCATCTCGGAAATATTGTGTCCATGTAATATTTGTTTAGAAGTGTCATTTTGTGTTACGAAAACAGACTTTATTTCTTCGTTTTCATTTATTTCATTTGTAACTGATATACCCTGTGTACCACTTGCATTATAAGCGGCATGAGCAGCATGAGCTCCTCTTCCCATGGCGTTAATTAATATAAGTAAAATATAATTATTTATATTATTTAACACACACAACAATTAAATACACATTTAATTATTTAATTTATTTAGTACATGGCGAGCGAGGCGGCACCGCCCTTGAATAGAGCAGTGGTCTCACCGATGCATGTAATGCTAATGTATGGACTAGAACTGGCTGGCTTGCCGGTGAAAGCTAAAGTTAGACGAATGCTGTCAAAACGGTTAAGTGGAACCGACGAACCCGAATAACCAGAGCTTCCGAGGGGGAATACAAGGATACCGACACCATCAAGAGCCTCAGTCTGATCGCTTTCGATGTCACGATTGACATATAGACCAAGCGAAGAGGCGGCGGCATAATCGAGCATCTGAGCTGGTAGAACGCCGGAGAATGAAGACGAGTTCAACTTGAGCTCAGCGCTCTTGATGTAAACGTCCTTACCAAGATTACCAGAGATAATTAGATGCGAACCGTATAGCGAGAAGTGATCAAGATCAATGGTCTTCTGTAGAACATTCGATACATCGGTAATCAAAGCGTTCTGGGTCATCTTAAGACGCTTTGGGAGACCTAGCGGCATTGACTTCATCTGATCGCGCTCCTCGTTGCACATAATTAAGTGCTTAGCATAAAGCTTAATAGACTTTAGAGAAATTGGAGCAGGGCCGAAAGATTTCTCGCTGGCCGTTGGGGTCCCGGCGTTTACGTTTGTGGCTGTGAGTGTAATAGATGAAAGGTATGGAGAATCATCGACATTTAAAAGTATAGAATCACCAGCGACTACAGATAAAGTAGCACCCGTATCATCGACAGTAGGGACAGTAGCGCTTACATTGTCAGTTGAGGCAAGGTAAATCTTGATCTTAATAGACTGATGGGGCGCCGCCGCAAGAGGATAACCACTCTCCGAAACGTTTGTGAAAGTCTCTAACTGAGGAGCAAGAGTCTTAGTTAGGGCGGGAATAATGAATGTAACGTCAACATCGTCTCCAGGACCAAATTCACTGGCATCATCGGTAGCGTCAGGACCGTACGGGACGTTGCCCCATTTTGTTGCGTATTGGGTATCGTATTCGGAACCCTTGTTAGATGGACGACTTCTTCTCGAAACAGAGTCGTAAGCAGCCTCCGACATCTCTGTATTGTATACTACACGTACGTCATCTTTCTCAAGAGTTTGCCAGATCTGAGTACCAACCTGATATTCAATGCGTTCGATGATATTTGTTAACGCACCCAACTTGAACTGAAACTTTGGACGGTTACCACTGGCTGTTACTGCGCCCATATCAACGTTGCCACCCCATGCGGGGTAGTCTGTACCATTAAAATTGTTCACAATGGTTACTTTCATATTAAGGTATAATTCACCGAGGCAGTCGATGTCGTTGTTAATAGTGAAAATCTTAGAACCTCCAAAATTAACATTACCGTTGTTGCCACTGGCTGGAACCTCTAGAATAGTAGAACCGTGAAGTAGCTGGCGAGTAGTGTCATTCTTGTTCCAGAAGACCGACATCACGTCGCCTTCCTGATCCTGAATCTTGTTAGTAACGGCGAGACCCTGAGTACCACTTCCGTTATAAGCAGCATGAGCGGCTACAGCTCCAGACATATTGTATTTATTTAAATATATAAAAGAAAATAATTTTAAATTTAATACGTAATAAAATTAAAATTAGTTCTTTAGACATTTACATACATTTTATTATTCAATTTATACACATTACATAACATATCTAATTAATTTTTAGTACATCGCAAGCGAAGCGGCACCACCCTTGTAAAGAGCAGTGGTCTCACCAACACATGTTACGTTGAAAGTGCCCGCATCGCCAGCCGTATTAGTGTGACGAATCTTTAGACGGATGTTGTCGAAGCGGTTAAGAGGTACCGACGAACCCGAGTAAGCACGGGAAGCTAGTGGGAATACAATAGTATCGTATAGATCAATGTCTTCACCATTTACGATGTAGTTGTTGTTATACAAGTTCATCGAAGAAGAAATAATCTCGAGAAGTGATGTTGGAAGCTCACCCGAGAAAGAGCTCGAGTTAAGTAGAAGTTCTACACCCATAATCTTCTCGTACATGTCCTTGGGGAATGTAATTAGAAGGTGAGACGCGTAGAGCGAAAAATGATCGATGTCAATAACTTGAACGCCACCCTTATCACCGATGTTGGAATTGGCATTCTGTGTAGTCTTGATGCGCTTTGGAATGCCTAGTGGCATCGCCTTCATCTGCTCACGCTCTTCGTTGCACATGACAATGTTCTTAGCATATAGACGTAAATTAAGCGCTAGTTTAGTGTCTCCTAGAGCATTGTCGGTTGAGAACCCGGTTTCCGCAGCTGTGAGTTTTGGCTGCGAGCCAATGTAAACCTTAATCTTAACCTGCTGATTTGGAGCAGCAGCCATTAGGTAACCACCTTCGACCTTCTCGCTGTAGTGCTGAAGTTCTGGAGCAATGCTCTTTGTGAACATCTTAAGAGGAATGTAAGCAATTCTGCTCTTGTAGTCGACGTTGTCGGGGCCGGGCGTGTCTTTGAAAGCTTTATCAGTGACACTGTAAGAGCTGGTCGCGGGATCCCAGCTTACAGCAGTACCGTTCAATAGAAATCTACCCGAAGCCTGGTTGCTGAATTCGTGGTATACACCCTCAGACATCTCAGTCGCGGCAAGACCAAGAATGTCTACATTCTCAAGAGTCTGCCAAATCTGAGTACCTACCTGAAACTCAACACGCTGAATGAAACCGGCTATAACCTGGGGCTTAAAGTAAAAATCAGAACCTGTTACATCAGAACCATCAAGCGAAAGTTCGAGATACATATCTCCAAGGCAGTCAATATCGTTGTTGATGTCAAAAATCTGAGTGCTATTCCAGTTCGATACATTTCCCGAGCCGCCACTGGCTGGAACCTCTAGAATAGTAGAACCGTGAAGTAGCTGGCGAGTAGTGTCATTCTTGTTCCAGAAGACCGACATTACGTCGCCTTCCTGATCCTGAATCTTGTTAGTAACGGCGAGACCCTGAGTACCACTTCCGTTATAAGCAGCATGAGCGGCTACAGCTCCAGACATATTGTATTTATTTAAATATATAAAAGAAAATAATTTTAAATTTAATACGTAATAAAATTAAAATTAGTTCTTTAGACATTTACATACATTTTATTATTCAATTTATTTAGTACATCGCAAGCGAAGCGGCGCCACCCTTGTAAAGAGCAGTGGTCTCACCAACACAGGTTACTACTACACGCGAAGCCTTTAGGTAATCCTGGGCAGTGTCGGCAGGGTCGCGATCAGATGATATAGACATTGTTAGACGAATATTGTCAAAACGGTTGAGCGGGACAGCCGAACCTGAGAATGCCTGGGAGGCTAGAGGGAATACGTAGGTTCTGTATGTACCGGTCGGATTCTCAGTATTAGAGGCAGTAAAGAAGGGTTGAGTATTTTGATACAAACCTAACATATCAGCAACTGGCGCAGTCAAAAGCGCACCCTTAAGAGTTCCCGAGTACGAAGACGAGTTCAACTTAAGCTCAACTTCATCTACAGTAAGACCGTAAGAAGATACAGATTGAGCGTTACCTCCATTGTTGACGTCTCCCTGTACACCAGCAATTACAGTTATGAGTAAGTGAGAAGCATAGAGAGAAAAGTGATCAAGATCAACGGTGAAACTCTGGCTTGGGTGCGAATCGAGTACGTGAGTAACATTCTGCGACATCTTGATACGCTTTGGTAGACCCTGAGCCATCGCCTTCATCTGTTCGCGCTCTTCATTGCACATAATGACGTGCTTACCGTAAAGCTTTAACTCTAGGACGGGAAGAGACAATAGTGGAGTAGTACCAAATGCATCGTCAGATCTAAATACGTTCTTCTTGACGTAAGTTGGGTTCTCGAGGTATACCTTAACCTTAACAGTCTGGTGAGGGGCAGCGGCAACTAGATAAGCGTTCTCTACAACATTGGTGAACTTCGACATGGTTGGACCGACCTGGCGCGAAATAGTTGGAATTCTGATTACACCAGATACACCTTCCTTAGCCGCTGGAATAGGAGTGAGGTAGCCCCATGCTGTCTTGTTCTTAGAACCGTCCTTATAGTAGCTACCGTAAGTTGA